CTAAATATATAATACTATTATATGCGTTGTTTGATGTTAAATATAATCTAACATTTTCAGATGTATCTCTAAATTGCACATCACCATAAACATCAAGAGCATAAGATGGACTTGATGAACTTCCAATGGTAATTGCATTAGTCGTTGAATTTCCATTATCAGTAACTTCTTGCAACGTATCGGCTGTTCCGACTTGAGTGTCAACGTATGCTTTTATACTTTCACTTGTTGCTAAACTTGTAGCACTTGCAGTTCCAAAAGTATCGTCATCTATGTAACTACTAATTGCAACACTTCCAGAATCAATACTTGTTGCTGTAATATCAAAGCCACCAACTGTTCCTTTTGTTTTGTTTTGGTATTGAGCCGCTAAGTCATCTTGATTAATTAAAACAATAGATCCAATATTTATGTCATCAAATAAAGCTGTTGATGTTACGTTTATTACAGTATCACCAGCACTCTGATTAGATGTTACATTTAACTCCATTATTTCACCACTATTAGAGTTTATTAAATTAAATGTATCACCGCTTTTAAATACAGCCGAATCAAGTGGCTCAATCGGCACTTGACTTAATGATTTTTGCTCCTCTATTCTAACAAATGTAACTGTTCCTGTAAATGTTGTTCCAGCTTGAAATTTTATTTGTGTATTTCCTAAACATTGTTTGTAGATAATATAATCACCACTTGTTGTGACCACCTCAGTTCCACCACTTGTTCCAGCTTTTACAGTTAAAGTTCCAGCTGTGACCTCGACCCTAAAACTTATTTTATAGGTTTTTTCTAATTCTAAAACATCTTGAACTAAATCACTTGTTGACCCAGTTGCTGTAAATTTAGCCTTAGAGATAGTTGTATCAATACTCCAGCCAGTTCCTAAAGTCCAACCAGTAGCGGTGTTAAAGTTACCATTTACAGAAACATTTGAGCCAGTAGATGCAACTGTTTTTCTTAAATAAGCAACTGGTGCATTTTGCATTAAAGCATTTGTAACTGGCCCTTGCATTCTAGCATTTGCTAAAGGTGCATCAGTTTGTGAGCCACCTAAACCACCTAAATCATTTGTTGTTGTTGTTGCGGTTACAGTATCTCTTATAATTTGATAACCCTCATAATCCCATTCGTCTTGTAAAGTAAAAAAACTTCCTCTTCTAAAAAAATATTCTGGGTCAGTTTCATTGCTTCTTGTTTCTCTAAGCCTACCTATTGGATTGACATATCTAGGTCTTTCAGCTGTTCCACCACCACTTGCAGTTGATGTTTGGTTTTTCAAAGCCTCACTTACTACTAACCTCATTGTTGGTGATATAACAACTTTAACTTGACCACTCAAAAATTCATCAATTAGTAATTCAGTAAATGTTTTTGTTCCACTTAATGTGCCTCGACCCCATTCCCCATCTGGATTTGTTTTTACAAATGTGCTACCATTGTTAACTCTTAAAGCACCGATTGTAGCTTGTAAAACAGCATCACCCCAAATCAAAGTTCCAAAGTCATGAATCTCTGTATTGTTGCTGTTGTTTATAGTAGTAACAACTTGATTTCCATAAGACGCATTTTGCGTTGTATTTAGAGTTTGTAAAAAGCCCATAAAGGCTGAATTTGTAAGTAGTTGAATATCTGGCTGAGGAGTTCCAGCATCAAAAGTAACTGGCACATTTGTGCTAGGTACTAATATTTGTGTGGGGTCTTGTAAAGTATTTGACCAGCTTACTGTTCCAGATGGTGTTGTTCCACTACTTAATGGGTCTGGCAACAAAATACTTACTAAAGGATTTCTTTGAACAACTGTTCCAGTAAAATTATTGTATTCGCTAAAACGACAAAAGAAAGACCCTCCATTTTGTGTTGCATAATCCTCAATATCTAAAAAGAATGACCATGCACCATTCATTGTTATTGCATTTCCATTAGCATCTACAAATGGAATTTGCTCTTGAAAACCTATATAATTAGTTTCTATGTTACGCCTTGACTTTATTACATACTTTGGTGACTTAACTATTGGTGACCAATCGGCTTTTAATACCCAGTAATAAGTTCCAGTTGTTTGCTCATATTGCAAATAATATTCAGTTGTTCCATCAGTTGCATAAAAATTAAACTTTATTGAACACCACCATCCTCCAGTATGTTGAACAATATTTGAGTTAGATAAATCCCAAACCCAGTTTAATGGAATCGATAAAAATAAAAAGTTAGCACTAGATGGGTCAATAATAGTCCCTTGAAATATTTCTTGACTTGTAGCATCATTTCCAAATGGAAAACCACCATAATAATTTTTGGAGGCAAAACTTAAAAAGTCAGCTGAGGCTCTATGTGTTATTGGCAAATAATTATATTTAGTTCCAACTAATTTACTTATTTGGTCTGGTCCAACTGTTTGTTCATATCTAGTGAAAAAAGTATCGCCTAAATGGTCTTGGCTAGATTGTAAAGCTCCAAACCTATTATATTGTCTTGTATTGATATTATCAGGATTATCAATAAAACCAGTTTCGTCTTGTATGTATTCTGGTATTTGTACTATCCAAAACTCATGTTTCCAATAAGTTATCCTTGCACCCCAATGCCTTAAAAGCTCTTTTAATACTGTATAGCAATTTTCTGGAGTGAATACTTGTTGATCGTTTTTTGTGTGAAACATTGAGACCACACATTGAGTATTTCCAAAAGGGTCAAAGTTTTGATTAGTGTTTGGCATTGCACCATTGTACCAATTTATTGCGGTAGTAAATCCATAATCTTGAGTAACTCCTTGACCATTTACTCCGCTTATCGCAGCTCCAGTTTTAGCTAAAATTTCTCTTATCCAAAAAGTATAAATAGCTGGTCCAAAGTACATATTTTCTTGAGCATAGTTACCCATAACCCTATCAGCAAAATCCTCATTGCTCAAATCAACAAAATCAATATCTTTTAATAATGCTAAACCATCAACAAAAGTTAATTTTTGTTCATAAGGAAATGAAACATCCTCACCAGCTCCTAAATCCATAACCATAAATCCAGACCACAATGGTTTTGTTGTACTATATGTAGAACTAGATGCTCTATATAAATGTAAATAAATTTGCCTTTCTTGAAAAGTAGTTCTAAGTTCCTCTATAAAATCTTGATGTAAAGTGTTTTGAACTAAAAAAGGTAGCTCACATTGTGAACTTAGTATTGGTGAAAATCTATCCTCTTGGTCAGTTTCGTAAGTTATAACTGGTCCTCCTTTTCCTAATACTATTTCTGTTGCTGTGCCAGAAAAGTTTGCAACAAACAATTCAAGATAATAATCTAAACCATTGTTGCTCTTATATGATGAAAAATATTTTTTTCCAAAACTCATATTTATACACTTCTTAGCCTACTCATTCCACCTCTTTGATTACTAATAAAAATATCATTTCCACTTATACGTCCAAACACTTCAACTTGTTGAGTTCCACCTCCATTTATCATTCCTTTTAATTTATCTAAAGGAGCAACAACTTCTGGATTCGATGCACTGGTCCCAGCTCCCTCACCAATCAATCCTAATGTTGGACCAGTTACTAAACCTCCTTGAGCAAAAGCTGGAATTAAAGAATTAAAAGCACTTCTCGCAAGACCAGCAGCCAATCCAGCAATTACTGGAATTAGAAAAGGTGCTATTTTTAAAGCTGGATTTGACAAAGCATTGCTTATAGCGGCTGCAACTCCTTGAGATATTAATGCCCCTATTGTTTCTCTTATTGCATTTTTTGCAGTTGTAGCAAACTCTTTCATATTGTTTGCTCCTTGTTGTAACTGTTGACCTAAAGATTGACCCATTTTTAGAATAGATTGCTCGGTCATTCCAAAAGCTTCGGCTAGTTGTTCTGTTAAAGTTTTTGTTTTAAATAATTCTTCATTTGCTTTTTTGAAATCCTCAAATGAACTAAATGCTGGTTCTACGTCACCAACTATTGTATCTTTATTTTCTGAATCTGGTGCTGTCGGCGACCCCAAACTTAAAGGATTACTTAAAAAACCTAAAGCTTTCGCTAGTTCGGATGCTTGATTTTTTATTGCATCTGCAAAACTAGTAAATTCTGTTTCGTAATCTTTAGATTCTTTTTTAAATTCTCTAATTGTGTCACCAATGCCCAAAGCTATGGCAAATCTACCGCCTAAAATTTCTGTTAAATCTGCTGCCGCTTCAATCAAAGCATTTCTCCACCATGACCAATCAGATAATCTAACTTTAAATGCTTCATAATTTTCTCTAACAAACATAAACCCAGCAACCATAGCCGCTAGACCCATTAAAATAATACCAGTTCTACTAAAAAGATTTGAAAATAATTTTAACAAACTACCAGAAACAGACAATAATGGACCAATAGCAGCTGCTAACAAAGTAAAATTTGCAATACTTTGTTTTAGTTGAGGATTCATATTTTGTATGTTTTCTACAAAACCTTTAGCCCAGTTTAGTATTTTTTGAGCTACTGGTAGCAACATAGTACCTATTTCTACACCTAAATCATTTAAATCACCTACTAAAATTCTAGTTTGATTTGCAAAACTTCCAGATGTTCTGTTAAAATCACCAATTGCTTTTGTGCTTTGTTGAGCTGCAAGTTGAAAAGTTAAAGTTGCTTTTTCTACTCTCGTTAATTCTTTAAAAATTAAACCTTGTTCTAAAGCAAAAGTTTTTAAATCTGCTTCTGTTATTGCAATTCCTAAAGATTTTATTGATTCTCTTTCACCTAATAAGGCTTTTGTCAAAGCTAAAGATGCTCCCTCAGCACCTCCAGAAAAGTTTGTGAATGAGGCTAAATCCACAGCCAATTCATTTACTTGTTTAGATAAGTTTAAAGCTTCTTTTTCAGTAAAACCAAAACCAACTAATAAATCACCAGTGTCACCAAGCATTTGTTTTGCAGCCTTACTTGATAGACCAAAAGAATTTTTGAAAGTGTGTGCTGTATTTTCAGCTTGTTTTTGTATGCTACTAAAAACTGTTTTGAATTTTGAATCTGTTTCCTCAAAATCACTAGCCATTTTTATTGCAGCGGCTCCTAAACCAAGAACTGGTATGGTGATATTTCTTGTAAGAGTCTGACCAGTACGTTCCATTTTTGCACCAAACCTACTGACACTTTTTTGAGCCTTTTTCATTGCTCTGTCAAAGCCTTGGAAATCAGCTCCAAACATTACAGTTAATTTTCCAACAAGTCCTAATGCCATTTTTTATTTAGTTTTGTGTTCCGATAATTTTTTAATATACTCAGCTTTTTCTTTCAACTTTTTATAATCTATCTCTTTTTGTTTCTTGTCCCACTCAAATTCAATCAGATCAGTTGGCTTTAACTTTTTACCTTTTGCTATTTGTATATTTAATAACAATGTTGTTTGCCACCTTGTTCGTTCCCAGTTTGCTCTTTCTTTTATATTTTCAATCTCATAAAAACCATCCAACTTATTCCAAAAATGTTTAGGCAAGTAGTCGTAAAATTCCTCAACTCCCATTCCTAAATATCCAAAAGCAATTTTCTCAAGTTTACGCCAAGAAAGTTTTTCTTTTACTTCTTGGCTTTTTGCTTTTTTTCAGTATCACCGCCCATTTGCTCTGCAAGAATTTCCATAGCCTTTGCAATAGAATCATAATCATTATCTATTAAGTCAGCTAAGTCATCTATTGTTATTTTGCACTCTTGCTTTGCAGCTCTGTAACCATCCTCTATTCCGCAATAAATTAAATTTAAAGCATTGTCTAAAGTCATGTTGTTACCTAGTTTATCTAAATCTTGCAAAGTTGTATTAGTTTTAGATGAATATTTTCTTAAGGCGTTAAAACCAAATTTTATTGGATGTTTTTTATTATCTATTTTTATAAAAGTATAATTCATTTTTGTTTAGTTTAAAAGGATCAGAGCAATGATACTAAACAAAAAGTATCAAAGCTCCTCACCTAAAGTTTTAGTTTACTGTTTGTGTAATAGCACCAGTCCCCTCTATACTTAGAGAATATGTTGCCGTGTCCTCTGTTCCGCCAGTAAAGCTCATTGATGTTATAAAACCACTCCCAGCATAACTTACATCATTAGAGGATGTATCTCCAAATATAAATGAGACCGCTGTTCGGTTAGTTCCTAATAAATTAGATGCTGCTAAGTCATCAGCTCCATTTGTTAAAGCCGAGCCACTTGCATCAGTCCAAGCATAAGCACCATCTATATCAATAGAGAAATCTCTTACTCCTTCTAAAATTTCTTTAAATCCAGCACTTTCTTTGTTAGTAATCTCTCTTGGTGAGTGATTCATATTTAACGTACAGTTTTGAGCAAAGGCAACAAGATTAGTTGTTCCAGAGCTATAAACTTTTATTTCTGTTCCATTTAAAATAGCCATTTTCTTTTATTTTTTATTAATTAATTATTTTTTTCGGCATTTACTTTTTTGCCTTTTTTTTCTTTTTTTTCTTTTTTGTCTGTTTCTTTAAATACATATCCATTCTCTTTTAAAAATTTTAATGTTTCTTTATTTTTTATTATCATGATTGTTCCAGCCTTATTTAGTTGACCATACGCCCTCCAATCTTTTTCTAGTTTTATTTTCATATTATTTATGTTGTTGGATTAATTTGTCTAATTTCAAAATCTAAAGCTTTTCTAAAAATACCAGAATCACCGCTAGTGTCATCAAATATATCATTGTAACTTTGAAATTGACTTGATTGTATTGTTTCACCTCCATATGTTCCCTCATTAATTCTATCCATTGCAACTCTAATTTTTTGTGCTAAATCAGATGCCTCAGAATATGTTTCACTATAACAAGAAATCATTACGTCATTAGTGTCAAGTGTACTTGCACCATCCTTTGTGTCATTAGGGTCAACACCAGTTATATCATAAATTATAAAAGGAAATTGAGTTGTTTGTGGTGCTACATTAGGAAATATCCTTGTTCCTACTAAATCAAAAACATCACCACTACCTCCATTGTATAAAATATTATATATAGCTTTTCCTAATTGCATTTTAACTGTAACCTAATGTTCCAAATTTAACTAATTTTTTTGATTCTCTAAACATCACTTTTCTCGCATCTACTAGCATGTTAGTCATCAACATTCTTTTTGTTTTGTCAAAGGCTGGTTTTATGAATGGTCTAGCTGGTCCCCATTTATAAGTTGGATTATCAGCATCTCGACCCATTTCTATCCAAGCCCCATAAAAACCACTTCTACCGCTTTTATTATTAAAAGCTCCTTTAGCTCTAAGACCAACATAACCACCTCCAATTCTTCTTGATGCAGTTGTTGTTATAAATCCAACTGACTTTTCTAATATACTTGAGCCAATACTTCCATTTTTAAATTTCATTCCACTTATATTAGATTTTATTTCTTGTTGCAAAGGCTTTGAGTTTTCCCTAAATATTCTAGTCATATTTTTTGGTGTGTTTAATTGTCTAGGAAAATCTCTAAAAAAGTTTTGTAGTTCTTTTATTCCAATAACATTTACTCCAACTCTGTTTTTTGTTCCAGTTGTTCCAGCCAATCCAGCCGCTTGACTTCTACTTCTATCTCCAAATGTTAAAGCCATTAATCTTTATTTTCGCAAATTATTTCTAAAAAAGCTGTTCTACCATCTATCTCATTAATTACTTTAGGAAAATAGAATTTTCCATCATAAGTAATTCTTGATTCCAAAGTTAAACTTGCAACATCTAAATTTCTAATATAAATATGCAACCTAGTCATTCCAGTAATTTTACTAGATTCGTCTGTTTTTTCACTTCCCCCCTTCCATTCGATTGCAGCCCAAACTGTTCGGAAAAGGCTATAAGACCTTGTTAGTTCACCATAACTATTTGCTGAGGTGCTAACATTGTGAATCTCAACTCTTCTATCTAGTTCGCCTATTGTCATCCTACTATTTGTACTTTATAAGTATTTAAAAGCCACTTAACATTTTGAGGCAATTCAGTTGCTATTCTACCAATTACAACACTAGACCTATTTTCATAAAAGTTTGCAATTGTTAAAAGAATAGCTTGTTTTATTATTTCTGGAACATCACTTGCAGAACTTCCATAACCAACTGTATATCTTGCTATAACCGCATCATTTCTTTTTGTAATACTTGGAAAACTTTGACCATCAGCTAATTGTATTTGTGATGGCTCATAACTTAACATTTTATCATAAACAGTTGCACTTAATGTTTGCAAACTATTATCACTATCATAATATTTTACATATTGCACATCATTTACTTTACTTTTAAATAATGTTTCTAACTCTTTAAAACTACTACATGTTTGGTCTATTACTGTATTTATAAAAAATCTATTAGTGTACTCTTCACTAAGTTGAGTTGCAGCTTTTATCAAAGATTCAATATAAGTGTCATCCGCAGTTGTATCAACTTTTAAATGTGCTTTTGCCTCAGTTAAACTTACTGGAAATGTACTAGCGGCTGTAATTACTTGATATGTTTTCATATTGTTAAGTTATAAAAAAAGGAGTGATGGTTAGTCCACCACCCCTTTTCTGAATTAAGTATTAATACTAAGCCTCCAAGTTTTTCTGGAATGTTGTCGCTTGAACAGCAGCAGCATCTACTAAAGATGTGATAACCATTCTTGGCAATCCTTTTGCTGAATTTGTATATGGGTCAAATAGTATATCTAAACCACCAAATTGAGCAATATGCACTTTAGAGAAATCTCCAAATAAAGCAGCAGTTTTAGTAGCATCAACTCCAACACCAGAGTTTAAGTTAGATGTAATAAATGAAAAATATCCATTTAATGTTTTGTCTCTATTGTCATATAAAGCTGACACATTTGATACTTGGTCTAACACCTTAACGTCTGCATAAGCAGCTGGGTTTAAAATGTACGCCATTCTAGCACCCTCTAAAGCAACATTTGCAGCTAATAAATCAGTTTCCATTTTTAACACATTTGCAGCTGAGATAACAGTTGTTGCAACAGATGTAGCGTCTTTGAATAAAGATGTTGGTGCATTAGTAACGTCATCATTTCCTAAGAAAGCTGATTCCATAGTTGCAGCAATATTAGCCGCCATGTTTCTTTGTAGAGCAGCTTCTAATCCAGTATTTTGAATCATTGCCTCTTGGCTCATGTTTACAATAGAAATCAATTTTTTAGGGGACAGCGTGACCGCACTTGTAGTTCCATCTGTGCTTACAGTTCCACTTGACCCATCCTCAGAAACAAACGTTGAATCTATTCCAGAAAATACTGGGAATTTCATATTATTGATTCCAGAGTAAAAATTAGCTCCAGCACTTGTTAAAACTAAGTTTGCCTCTAGTTGGTCAGTAAACGCCATAGTTTGTGAAGAGTTTACATCAGCAGCATTAACATTTGCTCTTGTTAAAACGCTTGATGGTATTCCAACTCCTTTAACAGAGCCTCCAGTATATCTACATTCGTTGATAGCCTCTTGGTGCATTTCTTTAACTATGCCATCCATGTTACCAGTATAAGCAGCTCTAGCAGCAGCTTGAAAAGTAAATTTTTCTAGGTCTTTGTCTTTCTTTGTAGCTGTAACTCCAGAAACAACCGCAGCGTTACGCTTGATAGTTTCCATTTTTTCAGCTCTTTCAATCTTAGCGTCTAGGTTATCTATTTCAGTTAATAACCCATCCACTTGACTGTTTTCGTCAGAGGTCAAATCTCTTTCCTCAGTTGTAGCAACATCTTTAATGTTTTCCAACTGAGAAATAATGTCTGATCTTTCCTCCTTTAAAATAATTGATGTTTTCATTTTATAATTTTTAAATTTATTTTCTCTTTTTTAATTCAATATTTAATGAGATAAGAGAATTTCTCACTAAACTGTTTTTCTTTTGTTCTTTAGTTTTTTCAACTAAACTTTCTTGATATTCTTTTAAACCTCTCTTAGCAACAACTAAATCACTTTCAGCCTGACTATATGCTGGAAATGTTACGCTTGAGATGTCAAATATTTGGTCAAATTTTTTGATTGTTCTAATATTGTTACCATCAGCATCAGTTGACCATTCGTCTCCATTTGGAGCAATTGTAAAGGCAAACGAACTCTGGCTTATATCCCCTCGCTTTAAGGAAATAGCTAAATCTTTTGCGTAAGAAAGCTCTGGGTCAATTTCAAATTCATACCTTAAACCTTTTTCATCCGCTCTTAAATTTAATGTGCCAAAACCATTTTTGCTACGAGCCATTATTTTTGAGGCGTCATGATTAATTAAGGCTCTGACGTCTGATTTTTGAATCAATTCATCAGTAAAAGCTCCTCTTTCTATATATTCATAAAAGCCACCAAGATTGTTAGACCTAGAATCATATACACTAGCATATCCAACAACAACATCTTTTCCCTCTTCATTAGTGTCAACTCTTGTTTCTATATTAAAAATTCTTTTTTCCATATTATTATTTTTTATTGTTCTGTTATTCATAACGTCCATAATTTCTTTATGTGATTCAAATGCCATATATACTTCAAGTGAATCTAGTTGGTGAGTATGAAATCCATCACCTTGACCATCCCACCCCATTTCTTTAGCTTCATTGATTGCCTCTTCTTTAGTATCATATAAATTCATTTCAATGCCATCAGTAATCATTGTGCCTACTTTTTTTCTATAATTTTTTTCTTCTTTCATTTTTTTTACAACTGGGTGATTATCTGGTAGCAAATCAGTATCATGTTTGCCTCCTCTAAATTTTCCATTTTTTACAGCGTAAAGAAAAGAATTAACTCTGGCTAAAGCCCATTGGTCAGGGCTTTTAACTGTTGGACGTACACTTTGAGGATTTGTATTGTAAGCTCCAATCCCCCTATCATAAACTTTTTCAAGTTTAGCATAAGTAACTTTTGTATTCCAATTTTTTTTTGAATCTTTAACGTCTTCATTATGATCTTTAACTTTATTCTCTAAAGCTGTTTTTATTTTTTTTGAAACTCTTTCTTCTTCTTTAATAATTTCTTTTCTTTTTCTTTCACTCCATTTTACAGCAGCATCGCCTCCCCACAAAGCCCAAGCTATTCGTCCGGCACTTGGAAAACCATCTTGATCTGGATAAAAACCTTTTCCTTTTTTATCAACTTCATGTCTTTTTAAATAGCTAAACATTCTAGTAACTCTATCTGGAGTTAGTTCATTATTTATTATCATATTAGCTGTTTTTAAACCAACCTCAGTCCCACCTCTTCCAAACTCTTTACGCCATTCTTTTCCTTTTTTTGCTTCATTAATCATGCCTTCAGTTGAGGTTAAATCAATGTCACTTAAAGCTCTGTAATCACTATTCGCGTCATCGGCTTCTTTTTTTGAATCATAAATACATGAGCCATTTTCACCCCATTTCCATTTACCATTGTCACACTGTATACTAGGCATCTTCTCCAATTTTATCTATTGTAGTCATATTCATTTGCATGAAATGTTTATCACCGCCCTCAATAGAATTCATATTTTCTTTTTGTCTAACTTCATTTATTGTCATGTAGCCATTTGTTATTGCACTTCTATAAGCCTCTGTTCTTGACTTAACATCACCCCTCAATAATCCATTGACATTAAACTCAACAAACTTTGACCCAAGCTCATTTGTTCTAAATAGTTTTAGATTCATCTCTTGCTCCAACCTATTTATATAAGGCATTAACGTATAAGTTAAAAACTCTTGAGATTGCATTTCAATATTATTAAAACTAGATTTGCTTAAATCTTTTAGCATGTGAGGTGGGATGTTAAATATACGAGCTACCTCTTCAATACTAAATTGCCTGCTAGATAAAAACTGGGCTTGTTCTGGACTTATTGAGATTGGTTTAAATGTAAGACCCTCTTCTAAAACAATTGTCGAATTACTATTTTTTAATTTACCATAGTTGTTATTAAAACTTGTTTTTAATCTTTGTAAAGCGGTATCACTTAAAGCTCTATCTGTTTGCAAAATAGAACTTGGCTTAGCACCATTAGAAAAAAATGTGTTTCCAAACTCTTGCAAATTTTCAGAATATTTTAAAGCTTTAGCACATTGATCAATAGGACTTATTCCATCAATACCATTATCTGTAAGCGTTTTAAAATGTAAAATATCAGATGAATCTAAAACCCCTCCATTGTCAACTTGATAAAATAATTCACCTCCATTAATTACAACTGTAACATTTTCTGGATTCAAGCATATCAATTCTACTGGTGTTCCAGAATTGTTTCTTACTATTTGCACATAACTATTTCCCTCAGTACAAATACAGAGCATTATGTATTCAAAAAATGTTATTTTATTTTGATAAAAATTTGGCTTAAACTTTATTAATTTGTATATTGGACTTTTTACATCCTCAAGTTTGTCACCATTATTTTGTTTTGAATAAACAGAAATTGGTAAGGATGAAACACTTTCAGCCAATAATCTTATTGCACACCAAACCGCAGTGAGTGTCAAGGCTTTGTCAGTATCAAAAGAATTTGAATCTGGAAATAATGTGTTTAAAGATAAATCTCTTTTTTGAGTTTTTGCTGGGATGAATACGTTTGTAATTCTCTCTAGTAAAGTCAAGGTGAAATAATTATTTTCACAATAATACTACGCTATTCGTTTTTTAAAAAATAATTTATAATATTTTTTTTAACAATTATAAAACCAATATATCTCTTTGGTCATAAATACTATCGCTACTTTCAGTTGTAAGATAACAACCCAAAGCCATTACTAGAGCAACAACTGGGTCTATGCGGTCTACACTTTTATTTTTGCTTGGCTTTATATTTCCAGCTGGGTCTTCTTGCAAAGCAATGTTACTAACACACCAATTCATGCAAGGATTGTTATTATGGATTATATTTTTTGCAAGTATCTTAGCCTCTAAAGTTTTTGTTGGCATACTCATTGATCTAAACCCTTGACCAAATGGGTCCATGTTAGCACCCTCATTTTGTAAATCAATAACTAATTGACTAGCATTCCACCTATCGTAACAAATAGATTGTATTCTATATTTTTTTGAAAGCTCGTTTATCTTTGCTTTTATAAAATTATAATCAGTCACATCACCACTTGTTCCATAAACATGACCATCTCTCAGCCATGCAACATAATCAACCCCATCCCTTTCACTCCTTTTCTTTGCATTATCCTCTGGAATAAATATGTATGGAATAAAAACAAACTTACTATCTACATTAAATAACAAAACAAAAGCTGTTAAATCTCTTGTTGAGGCTAAGTCGAGACCACCCCAGCATTCTTTTCCCTCTAAAATATTATAATCAAATTCTTGATGACACGCATTCCATTCACCAGATGTAAGCCATGCCGAATGAGATTCAGTCCATTGGTTTAACATTAAACGTCTAAAAGTGTTTTGATATGAGGGAACGTCAATTGCTCTTTGACTTTCTCTTTTCATATATTCTTTTTTTAAGCTAATACCATAATTTGGATTGGCTTTTTTCCAAGTAGATTCTAGAGTAATATCGTCATCAGCATTAGCTTCATATATAACAGAGTAAAAACTTTCATCTTTTATTGTGCCATCATTTACTTTTTTTGCATAAGAATATAATTCAAAACAAATTGTATTTTTATCATAACCAGCTGTTGTTATTGCAATTATTAGAGGCTGTCTTCTTGCTCCAGTTGAGGTTAATAATGTGTCAAATAAATCCCTAGATTTTGCGGTGTGAACTTCGTCATATATGACACAATTAGCTGAGAATCCATGTTTGGTATTTGCATCAGCACTTATAGCTTGAAAAAAATTTCCTTTAGATTCATTGACAATTGAGTTTCTATACACTTTACCTCTATCAGATAATTCTTTATTTTGTAAAACCATGCTCTTAGCTATTGAAAATAAAATCCCACTTTGGTTTCTGTCAGATGCCGCACAATATATTTCAGAGCCTCTTTCGGAATCCATGTATAACATTAGAAGAGCAATTGAAGAGGCAAGTGTCGTTTTTCCGTTCTTTCTACCTAGCTGAATGTAAACTGTTTTAAATTTTCTAAGATTTGTTTCTTTATGTTTCCAGCCAAATATATCACCTACAATTTTACTTTGCCATTTTTCTAGTTTTAAAGGCTCACCAGTTTTTTCTCCTTTTGTATGTGTGCAAAAAGTTTCAATAAAACCAATAGCTTTTTGTGCAGCTTTTTTATCAAAGTAATATTTACTCAAAGTAATTATTTATTTGTGTATTATTATTTGTAACTGGAGCTGATATGTTTGCTCTTGCACTTGGTGTAATTCCAAAGTTTGCTGCAAGTTTCAAAGCATTATTCAAAGCATCATTTTTCATTTTTACAAATGGCTTGGCTTGAGTTCTAATTATGTCACCATTAGTATTTTTGAAAGTGTCAACTCTACCAGTTTTTTTTAATTCAGTTTCGCATTCTATGTATGTAGCCATCTCATTGCAATAGGCTAAAATTAAACTAAGGTCAACATGATGTAACATTTTTAAATTAAATAATTGACTTGTTATTTTATACCATTCAACAACACCTATTTCTGATAACATTTCTGGTGGCTCTGGTAGTTGCAAAACAAGATCAGCAGTCATTTCATTTACAACTAATCTATCAGCTCTAGCTGTTCCTTGCATTTCTTTCAATACAGTTGGGGTTTTTTTGCGTCCTCTACCCATTATTTTTTAGTAAGTGTTGGCTCTGTTCTAATTAAATAAGGCACACCAAATTCTTTTTGCACCTCAACCATGTAATCACCACAATTATCACACTCGCTATTTTTTGTAACAACTTTAGATTCAACAATTTGCAAAATTGCTTTTTCTAATTTTTTTTCTGTTTTACATTTTACGCAATGAAATATGAACATAGTTTTTTGGTTTTAGTTTGAACTTAAACTAATATGATATTAATATTGATACCTAAACATTTAATTTTGACAACGAGAACAAAAAAACAAAGCTGCGGTTACGCTGACGTACTAAGTTAAGATTAAAAACACCCCTACTATTTATTTTTTTTTTGTAATATATATAGTTCATTTTTTAAATGTTCTATTGCTTTTATTATACACTCATCTGGTTTATTATGTTTTCTATTACTTCTTAAAAGATAACTAACTGCTGTTCCTAAATTATAATTTAATTTATAATCTTCTATTATATCAAAAGCTTTTATGCCATATACTTGACCAATATAATAATACGGAGTGTTGCCAACTGGTTTGTTTCTTTCAGTGTCATAATAATATTTACTTTTTTCTTTCATAATTTTTTATTCCTTTTCTGTACTCTATTGATTCGTAAGCTGATTTTTTTGCATGACATTTATTGCATAACGACTGTAAGTTACTGTTATGTAACATTAAGCCACCTAAACTTATTTGCTTAATATGATCTACCATTTGTGCAGCTGTTGTTTCTCCTTTACGTTTACACATCTCACATAATGGATTGTCTTTAATATAAAACTTTCTTGTCATCCTCCAAGCCTTACTATGATAAAATGCTGAGTTATCATGTTGCCTTGTATGCTTAGGCATTGTTTTAATCCAGCTTCTTTTTTTTGCTTTAGGTAGCGTTGGCATAATATTTTGCTTCTTTAATTATATCTTGATTCTCTTTTATTTTTTTTCCTAATATCTTAAAAAACAATTCCATCTCTTCTTTATAATCTTTATAACTAAAAACATAACCAATTGTTGATAGCATGTAAATAATTTTTACATATTCATCCTCATTTTCCCATTCGTAATCTTTACTTATTTCTTTTAAAATATTTATTGTTTGCTCTAAACATTCCATTGTGCAATAAGTTATCTCATTATTTTTAGACATTTAACTCAGTTATTATATAATAATATTCTAGATCAACTTCTTTTATATATGCTAAGTTAGTAAAATAATCTAAAAGTTTATGCCTATCTTTTGCTGATTCCCATAATGTGTGACAACCAGTTCTTTCACCCATTGATAAACAATGCAATGTAATGTTCCTTCTATCAGTAACTAAATCACCTCTTCTTGATCTTGGTATTATATGAGAAAAACTTAAAGGAACAGCATTCCCATGTTGACCGCAACCAGAGCAACTATTGCGTTCTAACAATATCTCATGATATATTTTATTTAATTGTCTTTTGATTTTGTCTTGTTTTTTGCTCACCTTAAATAATTATCTATTTCATTTTTACATTCTTCAAAGCCTTTGCATATAACAGCTTTGTAGCCTCTTTTATTTAATGCTTTTATCCAATCTTTTTGGTTTTTTGTAGCTCTACCAGTTTCAGTTTTAATTTCTATAAATAAGCCATAATAGTTATGATTTGGCTCTGTTATTTGTAGGTCTGGAAAACCAGCCCAATAGCCAGTTCTTTTAGCTTTACGAGCCTGAGAAATTGATGTTCTAATTCCACCTAAACTTGCACAAAACCTAGCCTTAGGATATTGCATTCTAATATAGTTCACTACATGCATTTGTAAATCAGTTTCATTCATAAGTTGGTAATGTTAAATTTAATGTTGTTGAACTCCAATAACTTATGTTATTCATTAAATCATTAAATTCTTTTTTTGTAAGTGTTGATGTTCCCTTTAAATATACCTCAGTAAAGCCTTCTTCATTTTGTCTTTCTCTTTGTAAAAATTTATAAGATATTAGCTCTTTTGTTTCCTCTTTTGTGTAACCAGTTTCTTTGCTAATAATATCAATCCATTTCCAAAACAAACTGTTTTGATCTTTAGTTCTATTATTATTCTTTTCAACTATTTTTATTACAACTTCTTTTCCCTCATATTGTTGTAACTGGTCATTGAAAAGCTCTTTGTTATTCAACTTCAAGATTCCCTTTTTTACTCTTCCAAAGTGTTTCATGTGTTGCTATTGTTATTGCTCCGATTAACAAAATTATCATTAATGGAGTTATTAATATTGATGTTAAAATTTTAAATATTGTTTTCATTAAATTAATCTTATTACTACAAGTTTTTTGCAGTTTCTTTCATATAACTTTAAATGTTCATCAGTCAGATCAGTATGCCAAATGTCTTTTATTTCAACCCCAGTTTTTTTATACCATTCGTTTATTTGTTTTTTTGTTCCGACTAAACGAATGTCTTGAGATATTTTTTGATAATCTGCAATATATCCACCATTTTTACCTTTGTCGTAACTCCAAACAGATGTTGGCAATAAAGATGGTTTTAACCACCAATCCTCACAAATGACCTCATTATCATTCATTGTCTTCTATATTTTTTATTTCTCCAGTTTCAATATTGACTTGTACTTTTCCATACTTATCCTCAAATTCATCTGTAATATATTTTACTTGCTTTTCATAGTTTGCAGTATCAATTATCATTTGTTGCTTTTGCATTTCAATTCTACCTAAATTGTTTAAAGCATTATTTAATTGTGTAACTTTTTCTTGTAAACTTTCGAGTTCTTTTTTTGTGAGTTTTTTCATTTGATTATTTATTAGTTATTAATTTTGTTTCTGTTCTATATGCTAAACGTTTATCTTTTTGGTGGTCTGCAACACCCTCATTATTCCAAATTATACTCCGCCATAGTTTTAGCCACTTATAATAAGTTTTTGCATTTATGTTAAAATCCTCTGTATTGCGAACACCATTCCAAAAGCTCATTTCAACATCTCTCCATAAAAGTGATGAAAAGGATTTTTTTAAATCTGATGCTAAACTTTGAGCCATTAAAACTTTTGTTTTTGCGTCAATATTATGTTGACCAAGATCAAGATATGTTTTTGATAATAATTCAACACACATTTTTGTAAGTTCGGCTTCACTAATTTTTTTTATCATTGTCTTGTATTTGTTTTAATATTTGCATTGCCTCATTATGTGTTTGCAAATGTTTATCAACCTTGCTTATTCCAACACTACTTAAAGCCCATTTTGATTCGTTTTTTGCCCATGTTTTAAGCCTCCTTGACGTTGACCAAGTTTTCATTGTATCTTTTTTTAAAATACCTTTTTTTGTTGGCTCTGACCAATATTCAAAAAAATCAGTAAGCATTTGTTTTGAGTAATTTTCAAAAGCCATAACCTCATTAAAAAATTGATTTTTACTGTTATCTTTATTAAATTGATTATTAATTATATTATTACTTAATTGTACATCGTTTTGTGATATCATAAAATCCGCAGTCGAGTTTTGTAACTTTGGTGATTCAAAAACAGTATAATTTACCCCTACAAACATTCCTTCTTTTCTTATTTGCTCTCTTTCAACATAACCATTTTCTATTAATTCATTCATAGTTGATCTTATACTTGTTCTTCCTTCTTTTAAAATTGATTCTAGTCCATTTATTGATAATTTCCACCTATCACTAAAACTTAATAACATTGCTATTAATCCTTTTGCTTTTAATGATAATCTTTTATCTTTAAATATACGATTACAAATAGTTGTGTAATCTTTACTTTTTATTACTCTTACAACTTCCATTATAATAAACTTAATTGTTCATTTAATATACTTATTTTACTTTTTTTATAATTTGGAAGTTTTCCGTTTTCTTTTAATTCAAGCCCTTTAATTATATCATATATTTGTAAATTTGGAAAATTTCTTTTACCATTTTCATGCCATGTTATTATATGTTTATTTTCTAATTTTAATTTATAAGTTATAATTCTTTCAAATGGGCCATCATAAGGACCTATTTTTTTAATAATTTTTGCTATCATTATGTATTTAATTTAAAATTTACTTTATTGCCTTTTAATAATAATTTTGTTTTTTCTATATTATTTTCATATATATGAGCATTACCTATAAAAAATGTTATATTTTCTAATTGAATATCTATCATTTTTGAAATTAAATATGCATGATAAATATCACTTGGTAAACCTAAATTGCTATCTGCTGATCTTTGGTAAACAGTTATAAATAATTTATTATTACTAATTTGAAATTGAAATAAAGATAAACATGGTAATTGTGAAGTTTCAACTCCAGTTTCTCCAATAAATAATATATAATTTTTTGATGATCTTTTTTCTTTATTTATTTTGTTAATTAATTCAGGAAGTTTTTTAAAGTATTTAGGATATGTATTTATCATTTTTGGTTTACAATAATCCCACCATGTAATTTTTAATTTATTATATTCATTTACTTCATCAACACCATTACAATATAATATTAATTCATTTTTTAATTTTTTCTTTGCTATTTTATGTTCATTAAATATTTTATTTAAATCATTTACATTCATAGATAAAACTTCATTTAACAAATAAATAATATTTCCTTTTTTATTATTTTGTTTTTGTCCGGTATTAATTATATTATTTAATAATTTATAATATTTATTCATTTTTTATTTATTTCATTTAACAGTTGCTTTAACTCCATTCTTTTTTCATAGAATCCCCAACCATATAAATTAAATCTTCGCATTTCTACAACAAATTTATTATGTGATTTTTTTACGTCATCATATTTATCTTTTTCAAATTTAAATTTGTTTACATGATGAATGCTAGAGGCATGATGTAAGTTTTTAATATATTTTTTCATTGCATTATGCTTTATACCTAAATATTCATATAAATAATACAAAAACATTCTTTTTGCTTTTATTGTAGATGAATGCCTATTTTTGTTACTCGTAACAAATTTTTTATTTGCATTATATATTTCACAACTTATTTTCAAAGCATGTGTTATTAATTTATCTTTGTCATTCATTATGGCTGATGTTTTATTTCGTCTTCAGAATAAGTATTTGTTAAACCAATAGTTTGCACAATGCATCTAGCTTTTGCTCTTTTTTCTGCAATTTCAACTTTAAAATGTTGTATGCAATTTTTATCGGTAGCACTACCAAAAGTTTCAATTTGTTTAAGCCATTCGCCATCTTGATCTAATAAAAAACTATTTGCTTTTATAACTACATTATCTTTTTCGCATTTTATTACATCAAATTCAATTTTTATGTTTTGATTAAATTGTATTTTTTCTATACCAGACCTTGTTATAATTATAAAACCTCTTCTATCTTGAAAAATATCGTTTTTTGATAAATTATAATTTTTATAAATTTTTGTTAATTCTTTTTTTGTCATAATCTATCCATTAATGAGCCTAACATCAACAATGCTGTTGATGCTAAAGCTACTGTTAAAAATGCAATAATGTTACCAACTACTTTTTCAATAGTTAATTTATCTTTTATTGTATAATTTGTAATATCTTGTTTTTCAAAAAACTTTACTACTTCTAAATCATTTAACTGATATTGTTTTTTGTTAAATTTATTTGTGACTATATGTTGTTTCATAATGTTGTTTTTTTTGCTAATATATACAAACTTTTTAACACTATGTATAAAACTTTTAATTTTTTTTGTTTACTAGATATAATAAATTAAAAAAGCCTCTACAAAAGAGGCTATTTAACAAGTTATTACGAAACAAATTTAATTTTAAAAACGTACAAATATATAAAAATTATATAACAATTTTAAATACTGTTTGTTTTTTGTGTGTTTTATCTAAACTTTTAGCATTATAAGCTGATAGCTCTTTATTTATTGCATAACCATTAAATCCTTTTGTATGTTGCAAATCAATTCTAATATCATGCCTTTCATTGTCTTTCATAATATATATGTTTTGAGCCGCCCTAGAGCTTAATAATAAGGCATTTTCACTATAAGCATTAGCCCCTACTAATGAACTTGATCTAGCAAACATATCAGTTATCTTAGTTTCATGTAAATGACCACACATCATAAAATCAAGTATTATACCATTTCTAGCATATTTACTTACTACTTTAGCTATTTTATCATTTTGCATGTTTCCTAATTGATGACCATGTATTAGTAGGCATTTGTGACCATTAACCTCAACAACTAATTCTAGGCCTCCAGATGTAATAAAATTAATATCTGGTAACAAAATTCTAAGTATTTCAAAGATAGAATAATCGTAATTGTCACTAGCTACAATGTCTACGAAACCCAGCTCATAAGCTCTTGATTCATTTCCAGAAACACATCCGACACTAACATTTGCTATACTGTTTAAATCTAAAATAAAATGCTTTAATAAGTGAACACCTAAAAAAGTAGCCTTTGCCCTATTAGTTGACATTGCTAATTTTTCATCAAGCCTTCTATCTGAGTTAAGTAAATCACCAGTTATTGCTATAAATATTTCATTTACATTGTAAAAACTAGCATATTCTTTTACATAATGAGCAAACTTTTGTAACCTTTTAGATGCAACCTCAAAATCATACTTATTATTTTTTAAATCAACAAGTTCATTAAAATGTGTGTCAGCAATTTGAACTATTATAGCTTGTTTACCTTTGTTTTTATGCTGTTTTATTGTTGTTTTAAGGCTTTCTGCTTTAAGCAAATCAATTAAAGCTTTATTATACTCAACTAAAGCATTTTCAAGCCTTACATGCTCTCTAAATGATTTGTTCTTTATTCTATTAAGATCAGCTTGTTTTTGACTTTTTTTAGCTAGTTTTAAGTTTTCCTCTATAACTTCTTTGTCAGCTAATTCATATTGTATAATATCTTTTATTCTATGCCTTAAACTTCTTTTACTTACATTTAAATTATATTTATCAATTAAATGTTGTGCAATAGTTTGGTAGCCATTGCCATTCCAAAAATGTTCTATTATTTCATCTTTGTATTCTAAATATTTTGATTCCATCTAATAAGTCCAAATAACACATTGTGTTTTATCCTCATCTAAATCAACATGAATAAAATTATGACCAATACCAAATCTACTAAATCCAGCATTCATTAAAGCTGCAAGTATTACAGCTCTTTCTCTACTATTTTTTACTAATATATCAGCCGCTAATCCTTTTATATGTGAGCTTGTTGGTTTACTTACTGGGTGATTTTCGCATCTATAACCGCTTGTTATTATAAAAGGTACATCTGAGCCATCCTCATTTTTTGAAAAAGCTCTAGCAGCATCTAATACTTTTACAAATGTTCTATTTATTTTGTTTTTGCCACATCCACAATTGCATACAAATTCTCTTAACTTAAAGTATTTCATAACACATATAAATTTTACAACCTTTTATTTCTTTATGTAAAACCTTTTTATATTTTTTTGTTTTTTCTTGCTTTCTATATTTTGGATTTGTGCTGTTTAGTTTTCTTTTTTTCATATCTTTTTTTTACACTTTTTGCAATACAACCAAATTGCATTTCTAAACTGTTTACTTTGTCTGGATTATATAGTTTTGTTTTTGCCATTGTTTATTTTTTCAAAAGAACGTCCGCCAAAGTAAGCTGTAAAAACTGTAATTAATAAAATTCTATAAGTATCGATAAACTCTGTTTGTATTTTAAACTGACCTATATTGCCGCTAAATATTGATATAATTACAAACATAAAAGTCAAAAATGCTAAGGCTATCGGTCTAATATTTTTAGTTAATAAACCACCTTGATTATCACTTAACCATCTACTTGTAACTTGCTCTTGCATTTTACTTTCATAATTAAGTAAAACTTCTTTTAGCTTTTTTTTAGCCTCTAGCTTCTCTTCTTTTGATGTCGTTAAATTATCAACAACATCACCAACATCTTTGACTAAATCACCAGAATTAAATAAATTTTTTATAAAACTCATTTTTTAAAGTTCCAATAATATATCTTATATATTGAAATGCCTATAGCTAAAACTAAAGAGATAAAAGTCAAGTATTCGTTACAATCTGTAATACTAAATCCAATTGCTGTTCCATTTGCAGCCAATATTTCTATTGTATCTTTTACCTCACCTTTCATGACACCCATGGCAAAGGCAAAGTTTCCTCAACTGGGTTTTTTTGCAATTCAATATTTGCAGCCAATTGTGTATCTATTTCAGTTGGAGTTGGCTCAGTCATTTCATTTAACCATGCTTCAACATTTTCCTTAGTCAAATCATTATAAGGAATAAATGTTGCTGGGTCAACTGGTCCAACACTTAAAGCTCCATAAACATCAGCATAAAAACCAGTTTTTGTTTCTGGGTTATAGTCATCTGTTTTAGCCGAACGCCTCCAATGTACTGTTATAACGACGTCATCAAGACCCTCTTCATGGATTTTACTATCCATGCTACTTATTATCCAATTATATGTTATCATTTTTTTTATTTTTTTATTATTAACTTTCGTATTGTGCAAGTGTTCTAGTTACAACACCCTCACTACCATTTATTTTTATTTTTAAATCAAAATTACTATCTAAATAAATAACACCAGTATTTGCTGGAGGGTCACTCGGAGCTGTTGACCTACTTACTTGAACTGGTTTATTTAATTTAATTAAACTATTCTCAAATTCTGCAACAGTTACTTCACCACCAGTTCCAGCTGTTGATGTATTTGCTCTTATTTGTACTGTTCCATTTGCAGCTCTATTGGCTAAAGCAACAACATCTGACCCAGCAAACAATAAACCATACCTTTGTGAGCCGCCACTATCTTTGTATAAAATACCCTCATTGTTTCCGCCAGAGCTACCTTTAAAATGTATTTTGTCAGAACTTCCAATAAAATCAATGTTACCAGAAATTGTCATGCTACCGCCAGAATCAGTTGTTGTATTTAAAAGTAAATTTTGAGAAACATTTACAGTTGTTTGGCTACCATCTAATTTTAAATAATCAGCTATTCCACCAGTTCCATCATCACATCTAAACAAAATATCAGCATCCTCAGTATCTTGTCTGATAATTAAATTACCAGTTCCAGCTTGTTGAATAGTGCTGTTATTACCATCGTGAAAAATACCTAAATCACCACTACCAAACTCTGCTTTGACATTATCAAGAAAACGCATAAATTTATGAACATTAGTTCTTGTAGCACTACCATCTAAAGTAATATAAGCTGTTGTTCCACCACTTCCATTATCACATTTAAATATTATATCTTTGTCGTCAGCTCTTTGTTCAAATGTTATATTTCCAACGTAGTTTTCAATTAAAGTGTTGTTACTATCGTGAAATATTTGCAAATCACTACTACTACCAATTATAAGTTTTACATTGTCACCTAAACTGACATCTTTACTAAATATATTTCTTACTGCACCGCCATCTATGTTAAAATATTCTGTAACACCACCGCTTCCGTCATCACAATAAAATGTTATGTCTTTTCCATCAGCCGCATTATATATACCAAAATGACCAGTACTGTTATACATTGTTGTGTTACTTCCATCATGTCTTATATAAAAATCATTTCCAGTTCCAATATAAAGAAAATTGTCATTTAGTTTTACATTACCATTTACTTGCAGTTTGCTCGAGCCATCGTCAGTTGTAGTATTAATGAGTACGTTTCCAGAGGATGTAATACGCATTCTTTCATTTGCTCCAGCACTTAAAGACATATCATTTCCAATAGCTCCAATAGTGACATAGGTTCCTCCACTTGTTCCTGAGCCACTAAAAGCAATTTCACCAGCACTATTGTTACCACCATCAAAAATTGCAACAGTTTGTGAAGATGTGTTTTTTACATGCAGTGGTCTTGTTGGACTTGAAGTTCCTATGCCCACGTTTCCATTTACTATTGACATTTTGTCAACTCCTCCTTGTAAAAATCTTGTTCTTGGATTTGTGCCAGAATCAAATAAAAATCCTCCACTACCAATATACCCACCAGTTCCATCCATTATTATACTTCCAGTAAATGATGAGCTTTTTAAATCTAATTTAGAAAAATGAACTGTGTTTTCAATTGTAACATAACCACTACCAGCTGATGTGCTTTTAATGTGTAAATCTGTTGATGGATTAGTCAAGCCAATACCTAACCGCCCAGTAGATGTTAAGCGCATTTTTTCTGTATTGTCATTATTAGGTGTGAAAACTATTCCATTGTTTCCACCACTACCTTGACCAACAATTCTAGTCATTCCATTTAAAACTCCAAAAACACCTACTCCATTTATTCTAATAGCATTTACACTAGTAGCTAAACCTAAATCACCATTAACGTCTAAAGTTCTTGCTGGGCTATCAGTTCCAATTCCTACGTTTCCACCATTAAAAAATGTAACACCATCTGCCTTAAGTTGTACAGCTGAAGTTTCATTATCATATAAAGCTAAAAAACCTTTATGAGTTGTGTTACCAAAATTTAAAGCCAACCCATTAGCGTGATTTGTATTGATGTGCAAATGACCTCCTCCTTGAGTTATTGTAGAAAATCTTCCAAAACTACTTTCAAGTTTTATAACACAGTTATCGTCAAATAAATGTAATCTAGCATCTGAACTTGTCGTTCCGATTGACAAATCACCGTCAGATGTTAAACGCATTTTTTCTGAGTTATTTGTTCCAAAACTCAAATTTCCATTATTACGATTAAATAAGTACGCAGTTCCACCAGTATCTAATAACATATCATATCCAGTTGTATAACTACCAGAAATTAAACGCATTGTAGCTAATCCACTATTTCCTTGAACTTGTGCGGTTGCATTACTACTTCCATAAACATGTAAAAGTTGGGCTGGACTAGTCACACCAATTCCAACGCTAGTATTAGTTATAGTTAAAACATCAGCCCCAACACCCATTATAATGTTATCTGTACCCCTTAATCTTATTTGTCCATTTTGTGCGTCTATAAAAAAGCTATCACCATCAGTTCTATTTACTAAAAACTTTTGATTTCCAGTTCCAGCAATTTCCATTTTTGTTGTGGGGCTTGAGGTTCCTAGACCTAAATGCCCATCAGATGTTATTCTTAATAACTCACCATTATTGTTTGCAAATTTGTAACCTCTTATTCCACTTGATAAACTAAAATCGCCACCATCGCTTGTTGAGCCTATTGTTAAGTTGTTTGTTCCTCTAATTTTTACGTTACCTACTACATCTAACTTTTCTGAAGGCGTTAAAGTTCCAATACCAGTATTTGATCCATCAATATATATTTGTGTACCAGCAAAAGTACCAATAGATACATCACCAGCAGTTGACCTAATTTCTAAATTAGCTGATTGAAAATAACCAATAAAACCCCCTTGTGCTCCAGTTGAATCATACCAGCTAATATCACTATTTAATTCACTTCTAGATGCAGCACTTGTGTCATCAATTCTTATGTTAGGATTATTACCAGCTAAATTTAAAATCTCACTAGGGCTAGACGTACCTAGACCAAATTGCCCATCAGATGTTATTCTAGCTTTTTCAGAAGCATTAGTATAAAAACCTAAACTATTATTTGCATTTACATATTGTATTCTTCCAATAGTTCCATTATTATTATCACCTAAATATATAATACTATTATATGCGTTGTTTGATGTTAAATATAATCTAACATTTTCAGATGTATCTCTAAATTGCACATCACCATAAACATCAAGAGCATATGATGGGCTTGATGAACTTCCTATGGTAATTGCATTAGTAGTTGTATTGCCATTATCAGTAACTTCCTGAAGCGTATCGGCCGAGCCAACTTGAGTGTCAACGTAAGCCTTTATACTTTCACTTGTTGCTAAACTTGTAGCACTTGCAGTAGCAAAAGTATCGTCATCAATATAACTACTAATAGCAACACTTCCAGAATCAATACTTGTTGCTGTAATATCAAAGCCACCAACTGTTCCTTTTGTTTTGTTTTGGTATTGAGCCGCTAAGTCATC